AGTTAATAATAGATGGATGAATTTAATAAAAGATGAATCTGTAGATGATACCAATGTACCTGATGATTCTAGACCAGCACATAAATTTGCTTTTTGGGCGTATATACACAATATAATACATGTACAAAAAAGAGCAGATGATTGGGAGGAGATAGAAGGTCCAAGTGGTAAGAAAATGTATAGAGAAAACATAAATGATTTTAGAATCCTAACACTGGGATTTGGAAGAAATGATTATGTTTGGTCACAATTAGTGGAAATTTATCAGGATTGGGGAGATTTGAATAAAGGTGTAATGAGAGTTAAAAGAACAGGAACAGGTGCCTATGACACTTCTTATTCTATATCACCTACTCCAAAACATGATGAAATACCTAAAGAAAAAATAAAAGAAGTTAAAAATCTCCCGGAAATTAAAAAATATTTTCTTGATAGATATAGTACTCCTCCAGAAAAACAAGATGTTGATTCTTCTAAGCAAGATGATACTTCTCTGTTTTAATTATTTATATACTTATAAAGTATATGACAGTAGTAAATAATAAAACATTTCTTGAAAATATAAATATCTTAAAGAAGATAATTTCTAAAAATAAGTCTGTAGTTATAGATGTTGAAACTAATGGCTTATATCCCTATAAGAATAATCAAATCTGTGGTATTGGTGTGGGAGATACCGATTCCGAAGTAACGCAGTATTATGCCTTTAGGCACCATCAGGGAGAAAATCTTAACCCTAAGTATTTAACTCAGTTAATAGAATGTTTAAACACAGCTGAAGTTTATATAGGATACAACATCAAATTCGATTTACATTTTTTAATTAATGAAGGATTAGATGTTTCAAATAAAAAACTAGTAGATGTTATTGTTATGGTTCGTTTAATTGAACATTCAGATATTAGAGATTTAGCTTTAACTCCTACTAGTTCTAGACATTATGGATCAGAATCTGTTCAATATGATATAGACACAAAAAAAGAACTTAGATCAAATAAATGGCATAAAGACTTTTCTTTAGCTCCTGTAGAGCTTTTAGGAGAATATTGTAAAAAAGATGTACTTCTAACTACAAAATTATATCAAGATATAACAAAAAAAATTAAAAATACTAATCAGACTAAACTATTTGAGTTGCAATGTAATTTAACACAAGTTTTATTTCAAATGGAACAACGAGGAATATCTATAGATAAAGAATATGCTATAGATGTTAAACAAGCTATCATTAATCGTTTAGATGAAGTAGAAAAAGAGATATTGCATATATCCGGAAGAATTAAATGGAATTATGATATTCCAATGTATTCTTCAGATCATGATGAAAAAGAATTTAATATATCAAGTCCTCTTCAAATAGGCCAAGTTTTTGAGTCTATGGGAATAGAATCTCTAATAAAAACTCCTAAAGGACAATCTTCTTGGAATGAAGTGGCTTTGGTCAGCATTAATCATAGATTAGCTGGATTAATTAGACAGTATAGAACTTTAGAAAAATTAAAATCTACTTATATTGAACCTTATTTAGAAGCAGATATTATGAGAACTTCTTTTTGTAATTGGGGAACTTCTACCGGTAGACTTTCATCAAGGGAGCCTAATTTACAAAATCTTCCTCGTAATCATTTTAAGTTAACTAACATAAAATTAGATGCGGCAGGTAAAAAAGAAATAAAAGGTAAAATTTCCGCTATGTTATCTGCAAAGGGGAATAATATAAATACAGAATTATCTGATGACGTATTAGAAACTTGGGCTTTTATTGGAGATGAATCTTATGATGATAATGACAATAATCAAATAGCCATTAGAAGACTATTTGTTCCAAGATCTAATTATTCATTGATTAGTTTTGATTATAGTCAAATGGAAGTTCGTGTGTTTATGTCATATTTCCGTAATGAAGTGATAGATGCATTGTTAAATAAAGATGATGTAGATTTTCACGGAGAAGCAGCTAAGTTAGCATTTAAAGTTACTGAAACAGATAGTCAATATAAATTTTATAGACAAATGGCCAAGGCAATTACTTTCGGAACAATTTATGGGATAGGAAATAAAAAATTAGCAGAGCAGTTAAATACTACTCCAAAAGAAGCTGGTCAATACAAGAAGAGATATTTTGAGGGTTTAGTTGGATCAAAGGAATTCTTTGATAAAGTAATTGATACTGTTAGTAATAGAGGGTGGATAAAAAACAGATATGGAAGAAGATATGAAATAAATCCTAAATTTGCTTATAAAGGGGTTAATTATTTAGTACAGGGTACTAGTGCGGATATTCTTAGTGAAAGAATGATAGAGATAGCAAAGTTTTTACAAGATAAAAAATCAAGTATTCTTCTACAAGTCCATGATGAAATTATATGTGAGATACATGATTCTGAACTGGAAACAGTGCCATTTAACATAAAAGATTTATTAGAAACAAACAGTTTAGAAATACCATTAACAGTTGACATGGAAATTTGTACTCCTTCATGGGCAACAAAGAGGTTTTTTGAAGTTCCTACTATAGATCACTATATTGATTGGGAAGATGTCTCTATGGTTGATTCTAATGGCATAGAATGGAAATAAGAATGAAAGTTATTCCTCATACAGAAGAAATGATTAAAAGATCTTTTGAAAAAGCAAAAAAGTTAGGGTATTTGAATAATTCCCTTACTAAAGGAAAAGCAAATGCTGCTGGGTATTTAGGTGAGGAAGCGGTAGCAGATTATTTAAAAGCTACTATTGTTAGTACAGACTCATTTAATCATGATTTATTATTAAATGATAAAAAGATTGAAATTAAAACTAAAAGAAGAACGGTGAAACCAGAGATATTTTATGATGTTTCTATAGCTAAAACAAGTAAACACCAACAACCAGATTTATATATATTTGTAAGTTTACAATTTGATAAGGTAGATTTTATAGATAATAACTTAGTATATAAAAACCTAAGACACGTCTGGTTATTAGGACAAAAAACACCTTTAGAATATTTTGAACGAGCTGTTTTATTGGAGCGTGGTAAGATAGATATAAGTAATAATTTTAAATCTCATCAAGATATGTATAATTTAAAAATTAGTGAGTTAGATGAAGTTTTAATTTAAGGAGAGTATTTAATGGCTAATGAAGAAACTTTAGATGTGCGAGGGGAAATTTGCCCTTATCCTATGTTGAAAACAAACAAGCAGCTCGATGAAATTACTCCTGATATTGAAATACTTGATGTCATTACAGATCATTCACCTTGTTTAATGACAATACCAATTCAAGCTTTAAAAAGAGGATACGTGTGTGATATTGAGGAAATAGCTCAAGGAGAATGGAAATTACACTTAGTAAAAGAAGGCATTAAAAATGAAGAATAATATTTCATTTGAAGACTCTTGTAGAACTATAGCCTTAGAAATAGCTGAAGTAGTTATATCTAAACAACATGATTATGGACATGATAATATATTAGCCTTTAGAGAACAGGGATTGGTTGTTAGATTATGGGATAAAGTAGCAAGATTAAAGAATCTTTTGTGGATAAATACCAACAAACCCAAGAACGAATCAATAGAGGATACCTTTACTGATATAGCTGGTTATGCTATTATTGGGCTTATGTTAGCGAATAATAGCTTTACTAATAAATTAATAGAGAAGGAGTCCGATAATGTCAAAAGTTAGTGTGCATTTGGGATTTACTTTTAGAGTGGGTCCGTTAGAACAAAATCAATATGGAAGAGTAGATCTTACCGTTGATCAAATAGATACAGAATTACCCATAGAACCCCAATTAGATGGGTCAAAAGAAGCAGCAGATACTATCTGGAACTTTGTGAAAGGTAAAGTAGATTCACAAATTGATGAGATGTTAGATGGTTCTACATAATGAATGAACTTAATAGAGTTATTATTCTTGAAGCTGTTTTAAAAGAAAGAGAATTACAGGACTCTATATTGAAAGAACAGTCTGATTATACAGATGAGTGGTGGCATGTGTTAACTATTGAAAAAAATGGGCATATAGCCGGAGAAATATATAATAAAAATAAACAGAAATTATTTCTAGAAATAGTACAGGTTTGTGCTATATATTTTGCATGGGCTGAATCTATATTAGACGAATCAGAGGGAGTACATTATGAAAAAGAACGCTGAAGAAGCAATCTCCCAATTATTGAAGAATAGTAAATTAAATCTTCAGTTAGGTGATAGTGATGTTTTTAACTATAGTAGAATACCATTTGGTATACCTTCATTAGATAAATTAACTGGTGGTGGAATACCTAAGAAAAGATTAACTCTTATTTATGGGCCTACTAATGTAGGTAAGTCATATTTAGCTTCACAAATAGTAGTAAATGCTCAAAAAAAGGGAGGTATAGCTGCTTGGATAGATACAGAGCTATCATGGGATTCTCAATGGTATGAAAATTGTGGTGTAGATACTTCTAAGGTAGTGGTACAACAATCCTCTAATGGAGAAGAAGCATTAGATACAATAAGAAATTTAATGCAGAGTGGTGTTGATGTAATTGTTTTAGACAGCATTGCAGGATTAGTACCAACAACTGTCGCTGAAAAAGAATTTAGTTATAATCCAATGGCATGGCAAGCTAGATTTGTAAATAGTGCTCTGCCAAAACTTTTACCTAACTTACATTATGGTTCTGCTCTTGTAGCTATTAATCAGGTTAGATCCTCTATGGGCCCAGTAGCTTTAGATAATATGCCGGGAGGTTTAGCCCAAGCATTTTTTGCTCACTTTTTAATGCAAGTTAGACGTGGTGGGTGGATAGAAGAAGGAGAAGGAAAAAATAAGGAAAAAGTAGGCTTTGATATGGAAGTTAGGCTACGAAAAACAAAAGTTGGTGGAGAGAACTGGAAATCAGCTATAGTTCCTTTTAGGGTATCTGGTGGCATAGATATTATGGAAAGTTATATTAGAGAAGCCATTGAAAGAAAAATTATTAGTCAAGGTGGAGCTTGGTATACATATAAGAATAATAAAGTACAGGGATTAAATGGATTAAAAGAATTCTTTATAGGTAATGAACCATTATTTAAGGAATTACAAAGTGAAATTAGAGCTACTTAAAGATATTTTAGGAGAAGAGAATCCTAAAGCAATTATATTTGATGATATGGATTCTGCCATTATAGGAATATCATATAAAAATGATCTTCCAATATTAGCTTATTCATATAGTAAATGTTTAGATATTTTTATGCATAGAGATGGGATGTCAGAAGAGGAATCAATAGATTTTTTTGCTTTCAATGTTGCAGGAGGATATTTAGGAGAACATCAACCTATAATTATATATGATGATATTCTAATATGATGATTCCAAAAGATTATACTAAACAGGAAAATATTATAGCTAACTGTCTAACAGAGTTTGGGTTAAGATATTCAGAACAATATGAATTTTCCCCTTACACAGTTGATTTTTTTGTATCTGAATTAAAAATGGTTATAGAAGCAGGAGGGTATGTTGGAATTGGAACAAGTGCCCCTGATGGTAATTTAGAAGTTATTGCAAGCACAGTAGTTAGTGGTGCATCAGACACAGTAAACAATGTTCTTATAGGTTTACAAGCAGCAAATCGGCCTACTATTATATTAGATACAGCAGATGTTACATATACAAATAGAACTTGGAATATAACTAATGTTGGTTCGGCAGGAAGTTTAGTTATAGGTAGAAATGGCTTAGATGTAATGACCCTGACAAATGCTGGGGCAGCACAACTTAATGAATATGGTGCTGGTACCTTTAGTGGAACTGCAACATATGATTTATCTGTAGATGTAAATGGTAATATCATCGAAACAACTGGTGGTGGTGCTGGAGGTCCATTCGTTCCTTATATGAGTGGAGTAGACCAAATAGCTAGAACAGAATGTGCAGTTAATGCCAATACAAGTTTAGGATGTCAAGCTTTACAAAATCTTACTACAGGGAGTGGCAACACTGCGATGGGATACAAGGCCGCTACAGC